TAGGGTGCGCCAGCCATAGGGTGGTACTACCACCATAATTTCAGACTTTCAGACCTTAGGGTTGCCTGGGTAGGGCAAGATGCGCGTCAGCGCTAGGGTTAGGTTAGGGGGTCAGCCGGCCGCAGGCCAAACACAACCGCGACCTCGCGGAGGCCGGCAGGCCGCAGCGCGGGAGCCCAGCGGCGCGGGAGCGCCGCGCACCACACTGTTGTGCTAGGGTCAATAGGTAGGGTTGCTGTCTCACTTGCTTATGCAGAAAATAAATATCATCCAATTTCATATCCTATTCACACGAGCGCACGCTCAGGGAGCGAGTTAATGCCTACTCAGCGTGCATGAGGGGCGCATGTTTCATGCGAGCTTGTCGGTACCCGAATCACAAGACTGTTTATTTATATGTCCAAGAAGCGTGTGCGAAACGCCAAGTTCGCAGTAGCTGCACTTGTTCCGGCTGCTTGGTTGCCGACTGTGACGAGGTAGAGTGCCCCTTGCTCAATATCGCCGATCGCGCCCGTTGCTGCCGCCTTGAAGTTGCATGGCAAGTTCTTTAATGGCAGGTAGAAGTCGGCGCTGACGTAGCTCGACTCAGTGCCTGTTGTCGTCGAAGGCGCGCCGACGAGTGCAAAGTCCATGCGTTTCAAGATTGTGAAACGTCCGCTGTTCGCATCGTTGTTGAAGGCGATCGAGTTTGCTGTCGTCAAAATATCGGTAATTGCTGGCAGTGCGCCGGTTGGACGTTTGTCGTACACAATTAGAACTGCGTCGTCCGTTCCAGCGGCCGCACTGTTGTTTTGAACAACGCCTCGGCATTGCAACGATTTCCAGACAATTTTTTTGCCGACTCGTTGTGAAACACCTGCTCCTTGAGGCACTGTAGCGATCAGCACTATAGACCCAGTCGTGTCCATATTGTATCCTGCGAGGGCCAAATCCACGAAGCCAGTTTCGCGTTGCATTCCAGGCGCGCGTTGAAGAGCGCGAGCGCCGTAGCGGCGATTGTAGCGACTGCTAACAACCATCGCACGTTGCATATTAGACGCTTTGTTGACACCGCGGAAGCCTCGGCTTCTTTTTGCGTCTGACATTCGTTGGGCCATTGTTCGTTTTCCAAGGGAGGACATTCTATCCACTGTGATGTTAATAACTGTTTTCTACGTGATAACTGCGACGTTTTGGCAGAGTTTAGTTCACCGAGTAGGTTATACTTTGTTTGTGCCGGAAAGTTGACAAAGCTATTGCGAAGCAATTTTTTCGGGAAAATATTTCTCCGCCGGAGTAATATCCCGACACCCGAAGGGCTGTGACTGAAGGCCATAACAAAGTTATGTAGTATTACCCTTCAGTCACGTAATCCAACACATCAGGGTTGGATCAGGGTTGGATCGTCCAACCCTGCACTGCTACAAGTGACATCGGGCTCGTCAGTGTGCGGTCGCTTTAGCGACCGCATTTCTAAAAGTTTACGTTTCAGGAGTGAGCCATCAATGGAACCCCAGGGGTGCCGCACCCGCAGGGTGCGGCACACTCAAGTGGGGTGTGGGGTGTAATTGGCGAGCGATTACTTAGTAAACTTTAATGTGCTTTGATTTGGTTGTGGTCCCCACCGTTTGTCGTGCTGCTTTTCGATGCCCAGGTTGTAGGTGCTCGCTGTGCGCTTGAGTTTTTTGCTAACGGGTGTAACCACGTCGTCAGCATCACCTGTGATGTCGATGACGCCGCCAGAAAGCGTGCCGGGCTTAGTGAGAGGCTTGTCGTCGAAGTCGTCGTCGTCGTCGATCTTGCGCGCTTGTCGCGCCTTAGTGATGACGCGTGCTGCTGCTTCGTACTCCGCCTGACTCCCATATCGCTCCGCGTCGTACGAGATGTCGTCCTCGGCGTTCTCGAACTCGTCGTCGTCCGTGTCTGGCTCGACATTCTCATCGGGTTCTGGCACTGCGCTGATGCGTCGTTCTCCGATGCTGATGATGCCGCCTTCGATCTGGTCGACTAGGCCGTCGAAGTCCGGCTCCTGGCACCAGTTGTCGTCGTCGTCGACGTTGATGACCGTTGTGAGGTGGCGGACGGTGCCGAGCTTGCCTGACATGCGACGCACTGCTGCCTTCCAGCGAGTATCGTCGACAGCGTCTTGCGACCACCACTCGCGTGGTAGTTTGTTGCTTGTGACGATCAACAAACGCGCAACGAACGGGCGCATTGAACCTTTCGTCTCCACGCTTAGTGGATAACGATCGGCAAAACGCAAGAACTCCTCGAACGACATCCACGAACCGTCGAACTCGTCGAACACAACGATCTCGTGTCCATCATACCCGTCGAACCACAGATTGCCTCCGTATTTTGGCTTGCGTACCCAGAACGCACCTCCTTGTGCGTCTGCGATACGTTTCGCCATAGAGGACTTGCCTGTTCCGGGCGGTCCGGTCAGTACTAGCAACTTGGTGTGCCAGTTGCGCTCGTTGGCCTTCTTCGACTGGCGGTACTGGTCGAACGCCTTCGAGAATCGAGACATGACCGAGAAGTGGTTCTGCCACAGCTCCGCGTCGCTCGCGCCCTCGTCAATCGCCTTTTTGACCGCCTCCATCGAGCTCTTGTTCTTGGCATTCGCTGCCTCGGTGCGAAGCACGCGTCCTTCTGGTCGAGGTTCGCCGTACTTGATGAGTTTGCCTTCCTTCGAACAGTACTTCAAGTTGTCCTCGAGGCTGCCACGCGCCGGACGCCAGTTCGAGCGCTTGCAGACGTTGTCCTTCATCCACTTCAGCGAACGGCCGTTCTTGTTGCGCGGGTTCGGCTTGAGTTGCAAGTAGCCCTGGAGATGCGGTGTGCCGCTCTCTCCGACTTCGGGTTCGTAGTGGACGTAGAGGATCTCGCCTTCGCTCGTTTCGAACCAAATCTTTGGTTCGTCTATGCTGACATAGTTATTGAGTGTGAAACACCAATTGTTACCAATTTGCGACATGAAAAGTGAAAACTCGATGAGAAAGAATGACTAAAAGTGAAAACTCGTTAAAAAGTGAAAACTCGTCGATTAAAAATAAATTCGTGTCATACGATCTCAAATATTTTTTGGAAAAGTGAAAACTCATTTTCAATTTATAGTGCTTCCGAAAGTCCGAAATGGTCATCGCAGGTGGTACTACCACCATGATTTCAGACTTTCGGACTAGGGTGCGCCAGCCAGGGTGGTACTACCTTTAGGGTGCGCCAGCCATAGGGTGGTACTACCACCATAATTTCAGACTTTCAGACCTTAGGGTTGCCTGGGTAGGGCAAGATGCGCGTCAGCGCTAGGGTTAGGTTAGGGGGTCAGCCGGCC